CAAAAACAAGATGGCACAGGGAGCAGAACTGTTACCTTTCCAGCAAGCGTAGAATGGGCTGGAGGAACTGCTCCAACCATTACAAGTACAGCGAGTAGCGTGGATATTTTTACTTTTATAACTACCGATGCTGGCACTACATGGTATGGCTTTACGGCTGGTCAAGACTTTAGTTAATAGGAGATTATAAAATATGATAAAGTCTTTGAAAAACTTGATGGTTGATTGCTATACCAAAAGGGCTAGACACCTTATGACAGGTCGCATGATGATGGGTGCTGCTGGTGGTGGTGTTTCATATATGGAAGCCACAGGCGGTACAATTACCACTTATGGTAATTACAAAATACATACATTTACATCAAGTGGTGATTTTGTGGTAACTGGTACAGGCAATATAGACGCAATGTTATGTGGTGGTGGAGGTTCTGGTGGTTCTCATGGAGAATGTGGTGGTGGTGCTGGTGCTGGTATGGTTGAGATTGCATCAAGGGGAGTATCAAGTGAGACACTTGCTATTGTAATTGGTGCTGGTGGAGCAGGTGTTGATAATAATTGGAATGCTGGCAATATCGGAAATAATACAACATTTGATGGAGAAACTGCAACCGCTGGAGGTGCTGCTAGTGGTTCTGGTAGTGGTGGTGCTGGTGCAAATGGCGGTGGTGCTAGAGATGGACAGTCGGGAGGAACAGGAACTGTACCTGCTGTTGTGGGTGGAGATGCTACTGGTCGTGGTGGCTACGATGGAGGCGATGGTGCAGCAGCGAGTGGTGGCGGTGGCGGTGGATGTGGTGAGGATGGAGAGGATGCTGGAACACAAGGAACATACATCGCTGGTGATGGTGGTAATGGGTATCAGAATAACTTAGACTATAATAATTATTATTATGGCGGTGGTGGCGGTGCTGCTTGTCATGGTAGTTATCCTCCATGTGGTGATGGGGGGCTTGGCGGTGGCGGTGGCGGTGCGACAGACACCAGCCCAGGTACTGGTGGTGGAAGCGCACAGAATACTGGAGGCAATGGCGTAAATGGTCAGGGTGGAAGTGGTGGAGCTAACACAGGAGGTGGCGGTGGTGCTGGGAAATCAGAAAAGGCAGCTTCTGGTGCAGGTGGCTCTGGTGTAGTAATTGTAAAATATAAATATCAAGAAGCAGAATATATGGTAGCAAGTGGAGGTACAATTACCACTTATGGTAATTATAAAATACATAGATTTAATTCCTCTAACACCTTTACAGTAGAAGCCATTGGAACTGATAGCACTTATGGTGATGAAGTTGAGTATCTCGTTATCGCAGGTGGTGGTGGTGGAGGATCAGAGAGTGCTAGAAGTGGTGGTGGTGGTGGTGCTGGAGGTTATAGAACATTAACTACATTCTCAATTACAACAGGTGAAAAAGTAGTTACTGTAGGAGCAGGAGGGACAGGGGCTCTTACGGGGGCGGATGGTTCTAATTCAAGATTTGATACTATTTATGCTTCTGGTGGTGGAGGAGGATCAGGAGGTGCAGGTAGAACAGGTGGTTCAGGTGGCGGTGGTAGACATGGAGGAGTAGTAGGAGGGGCAGGAAATTCTGGATCTTATTCTCCTGTAGAGGGATATGATGGAGGTTCTGGTACAGGTGAATCTCCTTATAATGGATCAGGCGGTGGAGGTGCAGGGGCAATAGGAGGTAGCAGTACAACAAGTTATAATGGAGCAGGAGGAATAGGAAGAGCCAGCTCTATCACTGGTACCGCTGCCACTCGTGGAGGTGGAGGAGGCGGTGGAGGAGGAAGCACTGCTGGAGCAGGTGGAACAGGAGGTGGAGGAGCAGGTGGATCAGGGGTAGTAGGAGCTGCAGGGCTTACTAATGAAGGCGGAGGAGGTGGTGGTTCTAATAGCACGTCAGGAGGTAATGGTGGCTCTGGTGTAGTAATTGTAAGATATAAATATCAAGAAGCAGAATATATGGTAGCAAGTGGTGGTACAATAACCACTGACGGAGACTATAAAATACATACATTTAATTCATCTAGCACCTTTACGGTAGAAGCCCTCGGAACTGATGGCACTTATGGTGATGTAATTGAATATCTTTCCATCGCAGGTGGTGGTGGTGGAGGTTGTCATAACGGTGGTGGTGGCGGTGGTGGTGAAATAGACGACAATGAAGCATATGATTTTACTATAACCGCAACTGATTATTCAATTACGGTTGGAGGTGGCGGTGCGGGAGGTTTAAATTCATCAGGGAGTGCTGGTAGTAATTCAGTATTCCATACAATAACCTCTCTGGGAGGCGGTGCAGGTGAGGCGATTACAGGAGGTTCATACGGTGGAGATGGTGGTGATTTAGGTGGCGGTGCATATTCTGGTGGCGGTGGTCACGGTGGCGGTGCAGGAGGCGGTGGCGGTGCAGGAGGCTCATCTAATGGGGCAACTACATCATCAAATGCAGGTGCAAATGGTGGAGCAGGTAAGACAAATGATATAAACACCACTAATCACTCATGGTGCGGAGGTGGAGGTGGTTCAGCTTACCAAGACACGGCAGGTGATGGTGGAGTTGGCGGTGGTGGTGGTGCTGGTGCAGGAAATTCTGGAACTGCTGGTACAGGAGGTACAGGCTTAAACGCAGGTGCTGATGGAACTGTTTCTGGTTCTGACCAAGGAGGAGCAGGTGGAGCAAATACTGGCGGTGGAGGCGGTGCAACTAACCGAAACTCTAACTCAGGTGGTGCAGGCGGATCTGGTTGTGTAATTGTAAAATACAAATATCAATAATAATAAATAACAAGGAGGAAGCAATGGCTCATTTTGCAGAACTAGATGAAAACAATATAGTGACAAGGGTAATTGTTGCAGAACAGGACTTTATAAATTCTGGTGCTGTTGGTGATTCCTCTAACTGGTTGCAGACAAGTTATAATACAAGAGGTGGGATACACTATGCTCCTAATAGTAATGAGCCTGATGATGGTATTGCTTTAAGAAAGAATTATGCAGGGGTTGGTTTTACCTACGATAGTGATAGGGATGCTTTTTATACATCACAACCCTATCCATCATGGACATTGAATGAAGATAGTTGCCAGTGGGAATCTCCATTGCCGTATCCAGACGATGATAATGACTATGTGTGGAATGAAGAAAATCAAGGTTGGGATTTAATTTAACATTTAATAAATAACATAAAGGATGCAAATGGAAGAGGACATAAGGGATATAGTTATTCGTACAGATGTTACAGTTAAAAATTTAAAAGATGATTTTGAAAAACATGAAAAAGACGGTAATAGAAAGTATGATGCACTACTAAGTAGTGCAAATACTTGTGTAGAGTCTGCACATATTAAAGAACAAAACGGTAAGATTGATAAGATATTATCTATAGTACATAAACTACAACAGAAAAGAGTATTAGAACTTTCTGATTTAGTTAAAGGTATAGTTATTATCGCTACCATTGTAGGTATAACATTCGGAGTTATGTCATACTTCAATAAGGCAAGTGGAGAAGAAAAGAAACATAATCCTGATTGCCCTATCGTTGAGGGGATGCCAATTGACGTAGTGGTAAAAGCTTTTAACGAAGCCGATGCTAGTAAAGCATTTGGCTTTACCTTTTCATGTGCGGCACCTGATATAGAAATACCAACACTACAATTTTACACAAATAAACCAAAGAATTTCCTGGTGACAAAAGAAAATACTTTAAAGTATTTAACTGAAGCAATTTCAGCAGATTGGCAGATAGCTACAGGGAGTTGTTTAATCAATGTTTATGATAGCGAAGGCAGGCTTTGCTACTATACTGACAAAGATGGCAATTTTATAGCAGTTGACGATATGATGATATGATAAGTATAAATATACTAACATACAACCGTGATGTATTACCTTGTTTAAATGCTATAAAAGACAATACTGTTAGTAAGCATGAAATAATTTTAGTAGATAACGCTAATAACTATAAAATAAGTTATGATGGTTATGTAGATAAGTATATAGGGTTAAAAGATAATGAATGGACATATTCCAGAAATTACGGTAAATTACTGGCTAAATATAAATATATAGCATGTATAGATGATGATGTAATAGTATATCCTGGTTGGGATGAAGTACTATTAAATACAATACAAGAAGATAGTAATGTAGTAGGTGCAGGACCTTGTGGACACTACGTACATGAAGATTTAAGTAATTACAATAAACATGGTGGTATACAAGGTGATTATGTTGATGTCCTTACAGGATATTGTTGGATGCACAGAAATATACCTGAAGGCTTACTACCAGACATTAAATGGCGTTCTTGGCATGATGAAACATGGGTACAGTTGCAAATGAGAGAAAAGGGTTATAAGTTTAAAGCAACACATAATGTTTGCGACCATTTTTCTCAAAGAGGTGAAATATCTGAGGAGTCTTGGAAAGATCATGATGAGAAAATTAAATTAATACAAGAACGTTTTAGTATAAATGATTTGTATTTGGAGAAATATACCTAATTTTTGATTAGTTATATGTGTTAAAGAGCGTAATAAAGTAAAATAAAGTAACATACAACAATCATAAATTAGGTTAAAATTAGTTATGATAAAAGAGAGTAGAACATTATTAATGAGAACAATGAGATCTGATTCTACATTGTTTAATTTAGTAAAAGGTAAAATATACCCACAGGATTTAGCAACATTAAAAAATCCAACATATCCGTGTATTACTTTTACCTTTCAAGGTGGAGAATCTGATAGTAATATACCAGGTTTAGCAGGAGCTAGTGTATCAGTTAAATGTTATTCTACTAAAAGTTTTAATGAGAGTTGGAATATTTATGAGAAAATAAGAAGCTTAGTATTACTTTCTGTAGTTGAAGATTCAAATATTAGGATTCGTATAACAGAAGGTGGATCACCTTTTGAAACATTTAATGAAGGTAATAGGTTATATATAGTTATAGTAGACCTAGATCTTCAAATAATAGGTGTATAAATGAAAGATAAAGAAGAAGAAGAAAAAATATTATGTGTTGCTTGGAAGTGTATAGACTGTAAGAAGGTTTTAGGTTATACAGATTCAAGAAGTGAGATTTTAAGAATAAAATACAAAGATTTATTTGTATATATTCGTAAAGGTGAAGTTACCGTTTTATGTAGAAATTGCGGTAAACAAAATATGGTTAATTATTGTGATGATTAATTAATATTTTATTTTTTTAATAAGGAGAGATAATTATGGCTGGGTATAATGTCCCATCGTATACAACAAGTAATATCTCAATAGGTCCAGGTGTTCTGTACTTAGCTGCTGCTGGTACTACTCCTACAACAGATGTTGGTGCTGTTAGAGGCGGTGAACTAAGTGTTACAAGAGAAAAATTAGATGTTGACCAGGGTTTCCCTGCTCAACCTATTATTTCTTATTGTACATCAGAAGATGTACAGTTAACAGTTACAGCTATAGAATGGAATTTTGAGCAATTAGCTAAATCACTAGGCGCAGGTGTAGCATCAGCTACACAGCTTGATTTTGGTGGTGATGTGAATTTTAGTGAAGTCGCTGTAAAATACGTTCATAGAATGGCTGCTGGTTCTACTATTGAGATAGATATTTGGAAGGCAAATGGTAGTGGCGAGTTATCAACAAGTTTCGGAGATGATGTTCAGGAATTCCCATATAGTTTTACTGGGTTAAACTCTACAACTGATTGGGCAACTAACCTATTGTCTGGTGATAGTACGATATTTCAGATGCGAAGACAAAATTAATTAATTAAATATTTAGATGTCTAGGAGGCACAAAATATGTCTAACGAGAAGAAGGAAGATTTAGAAGTAAAAGCTTTTGCAGCAATAGGAGAAGAATATACTTTAACCAATGGTAATAAGATTAATATAAAACCATTACCTTGGGGTAAAGAAATATTTGTATGTCAGCTGGTATCAAAATTTTTCACTGAAAATGGCATGATTGAGGTGTTTAATAATCTTGGTAATGTAGAAGAAGGTGAATCAGGTTTTGATGCTATGTTAGGTTTAGTTACACCGTTAATTCAACAAGCACCACAAACTATTACACAAATAGTAGCTATTATTACAAGCAAGTCAGAAAAGGAAATAGAAGAAACACTAACATCGGATGATGTGATGGGAGTGTTTGTACCTTTTTTGCGAACTTTGTTCAGCAAATACACAACGATATTCCAACAGGCAAGTCAGACTTTAGTCAAATAATAGACTTACTTTGCAGTGAATATGGTTGGACTGTTGAACAGGTTTTTAGTCATACAAAAGATCAAGTTGGATTTTTAATAGAGGCTATGTCGGATAGAAAAAGAGAAGATTACAAGTTACAGGCAGGTTTACATGGTGCAGATATAAAAAATGAGAAATTTAATAAACCTGTAAATTTATCAGATACAGATAAAATAAGACGCATGGGTATTGATGTAGTAGAGGGATAAGAAAATGGCAAAGAAAAACTTTTTTGGTATAAATCTTAGTATTAAAACTAAAGATTTCAAAAACGCTTTGAAAGGTGCTACTAAAGCTACTAAAGATTTTGGTAAGACTGGTGGTAAGAGTGTAACTTCATCTGTTAATAAGATGAGTTCTGCCATGGAAGGTGGAAAAAATGTGTTCCAAACATTCCAGAAAACGCTTGGTGGTGTAAAAACTTCTTTAGATGGTATGAAAGTATCAATGACTGGGTTTAATAAAAGAATAGCATCTGGTATGAAAGATACTGTACAGATGATGACTAGCTTTAGATCTCAGGCAAAGAAAACTGGTAAGCACACCAAAGATTTAGGTGAAAAAGCAAAAGATGCGTCTAAAAAGTTTAAGCTATTAAAAAAGTCTATTAAGTTACCTTTGATAGCGCTAGGTGCCTTTGGTGCAGCATTTATTGGTTTCAAAAAAGCTTTAGATATGTCTAAAGAAGCAGCTGCTATTGAAGTTCAAAGTAAAGCATTTGCTAATTTAATGGCGTCTCATGGTGCTGTTGCATCTTCTACAGTAAAAGAATTAAAAAAGGCAAGTAAAGGTACTTTAACTACTTTTGGTCTTATGACAACAGCAAGTAGAGCAATTCTACTTGGTATATCTCCTGATAAATTAACAAAGTTAATGGAAGTAGCCAGAGCAGCATCTAAAGCTATGGGTACTTCAGTTGCAGGTGCGTTTTCTGATATAGCACTTGGTTTAGGTAGACAATCACGTTTGATTCTTGATAATTTGGGTATTATAGTTCGGACTGGTGTTGCTTATCAGAAGTATGCAGATAAAATAGGTGTTGCTGTTGGGGCTTTAACTGATTTTGAAAAAGCACAGGCTTTTCAAGAAGAAGCTCTAAGACAGGGTATGAAAACAGTAGAAGATCGTGGTGAAGATGTAGAAGATTTTGTTGACCAATTAGCACAAATGCAAGTTATGATTAAAGAGTTTGGTCAAAGAATATCTATAATAATTAAAACTGTTATGGGAGGTATTTTTGAGCTTTCTACAAAACTTGGGGTTATAGATAAAATTAAAGACTTTTTAGAAACAAAAGCCCCACAGTATATAGCTGAACAGTTTTCTAAGGCTACTAAACATTTGTTAAAAGTAGTGGCAGCAATGGCAATATTAGTTGAACATATTAAACAATTTCATAAGCTTTCATTTGGAGGTCAATTAGATAAAATAAAACAATTATTCATTGCTTTAGGTAAACTTATAGGACAAGGTTTTATGGCAGCTGTAAAAAGTGGTGCAAAGGAGATGGCAAAAGATAAGGGTAACACTTTACTCAAAGGTATTGCACCTGGTATTGCTTTAGTAAAAGACGTTAAAGAAAAAATAGAGGGATCAGATAAAAATTATGGGGAAGATAGAAATATAGCGACATATGAGAGTAAACTTAAAGAACTTGATAAACTAACAGCTTCTAAGAGAGCTCCAAAGAAGAGCCTGTGGAGTTGGGCGTTGGGAGAGTATCGAGAGTTCGACAAACACATGGATTTAATTGATAAAATAGAAAAAGACTTGAAAGAATTAAGAGGAAAAAGAGATGAATTAGAATCAAAAAAATCTAAAAAAGAATACGTCCTAACTCGGCTAGCTACTAAAAGTGATGCAGCAGCATTGAAAGAGAAGAAAAAACTCAATGATGAAATATTAGATATAAAGGTAACATTAGAAGCAATTAATACTGGTAAAATAACAACCCCATTCTGGCTTTCTCTTTTAGAAACAGAGGTGATAGATACAGGTAAAACTGTTGAAGAAGTTATAGCTAACATGACGAAAGCTTTTGCTGACATGGATAAAGTTATGAATGCTGGTTATGATATAGACCATCTAAAAGTATTTCAAGATAAATTAAAAAGTGTAAATACAACAATTAGCATACCAACTATGTCATACTCAGACCAGCAAGCAGCAATAGATGCAGGAGTAAAAGCTATGGAAGCTAGTCTTGAACATTTAAAACAAAATGCTCTAAATGTGGGGGCATTGTTTGCTATAGCAGCACCTAATCTTGCTGGGATTTCAAGCTATACTTTAATATTAGATGAAATGGGTAAAAAGCTACAGAAAATAAAAGAGACACAAAAAACTATAAATGAAGGGGCATTTATAGAAACATTAGGCGGTAAAACAGCTAGAAAGCTTACAACAGATATTAATACAGCTACATCAAATCTTAAAAGATTAAAAGAGTCACAAGAATCTTCATTACTTTGGGACAAAAAAGATTTAAAATTGTCACAAGATGAATTAGCAAAAGCTATGGATAAGATTTTAGCTGACATGCAACCATTTTATTATTCTATGAGTAAAGCATCTAGAGACTTTTTTGATGAAATGCAGATTCAGGCAAATGAAGCAGCAAAGAATGGTTCAGATAGTATACAAAAAGGTTTACATCAATGGGTTAGAGATTTTGATAATACAAGAGGTAGATTAGAAGGCATGGGTAGACAACTGGCGCAAGGTTTGACTAATTCTCTTGATAACTTTTTCTTTAATGCTATTAAAGGGAAAATAAGTAGCTTACAAGAAGCTTTTAAGAGTTTATTTAATAGTATATTAAGGATGGCTACTAAATTTACAGCTGAATTTATTGTTTCTAATCTTATTAAATTAATAATACCAGATGCAGCTGTTGATGCTACAAAAGCTAATACTACAGCTACAAGTACTCTTACTACAGCTACAAATACAAGTACTACATGGGTACAAAGGCTTATAACAACAATAAAAGGTTGGGTTACTAAAAACACTTCTACTCCTACTTCTACTGGTCCAGGAATGTTGGCTAGACCAGATACTACTCCTACTATTGGTCCAGGAATGTTGGCTAGACCAGATACTACTCCTACTATTGGTCCAGGAATGTTGGCTAGACCAGATACTCCTACTTCTACTGGTCCAGGAATGTTGGCTAGACCAGATACTACTTCTACTAGTCCAGGAATGTTGGCTAGACCAGATGGTAATCTCGGTGCTACGCTTAGTAGCAGTATAGCCGTTGCAAGTGAAGATAAATCTCTTTTTGAAAGAGCCAAAGACAGTTTATTAAAGATAAAAGATGGTGCATTTGAAGGTTTGACAAATGCAAAAGACGCAATAGGTAAAAAACTTAAAGGTTTTGGTAAGTTTCTTGGCAAAGGATTTTCAGGTATATTTAATAGTATAAAGAGTTTATTTGGCAAAGGTGGTTCTAGTGGTAATAATACTAGTAGTATCTGGGACACAGCTCTGAAAATAGGTAGTACTATGTTTGCACATAAAGGTGGTATAGTAGATTTACAGAATTTTGCTAAAGGTGGTATAACCAGTCTTGCAGGTTTAAATAATTCTGCAATGGTAACCAAAAGACCTACAATAGCAGCAATATCAGAAAGAGGACAGAAAGAAGCAATAGTACCTTTAGATAAGTTTGCAGATTTAATCAAACCTACTACATTTGTCATTAATGCTATAGATACACAAAGTTTTGGGGAATATGTAGAAGCTAATAAAGATATATTAGCGTCAGCAGTACTAGGGGTAAAAGGATCACCAGCAATAGGGGGTTTAGGTTCTTCTGGTAGAGGACCATTATAATAATTTTGGAGAATTAACATGGCAAGTATAACATCTGCTTTACAACAAGATTCAGCAGGTAATAATATTCAAATTACAGCGCAATTTGTATGTCAAGATGGTAGCGGTACACCTAAAACATCACCTTTAGTAAATACAACTGCGGGTATGACATTAGTTGTACCTGATAATGCTTATGAATTTATAGTATCACCAACAGAAGATATTAAAATATCTGATACTCTAGCATTTACTGGATATGATTTAATAGAAGGTACTGTAAAAGAATCGTTTCCTTGTATTAGAATGACTAATATATTTATAAAAGGTTCAACTTTGGGTGGTACTGTTCATTTTCGTTGGCACACTTTATAAGGAGAATATAAAATGGCTACTTATATATGGACATCAAAGGCTGTAAACCCTACTGTTGAACATTTTACTGTTTCACCACAATTTAAAACTATTGTTACAGAGTTTGATTCTGGTAAAAGGGTTAGAAATTCTAAATGGGATACACCTAGGTATAGGTTTACAATAAAATATAGAACACCTGTTGCAAAGGCTGATATGTCTGCAATAAAGGATTTTTTTATTGCTAGAAAAGGTATATATGAAAGTTTTCAAATATATGCTGCGCCTTTAGGTACAACACATACTGTTACATTTGATAAAGATGTACAGGATTTTGATTATTTTGCAAATCTTTTAGGATATTATGGTACTGTTTCTTTTATTGAAGAAGTTATATAATATAAGGTATGTTAAGTTATGACGAGAGCATTATCTTCAGGATATTTAGCACATTTAGCAGGATTAACACAGTCTGTAGTAGAATTATATAAAATTTCTGCTGTAGGTATGTCTTTATTTACATATACTGATAGTAAAGAGGCTGTAAAATACCATGGTTTAACATATACACCATATCCTATTAAAAGAGAAAAAGTTAATTTTTCTGTTGACCTTAGAGTAGATCAAACATCTGTAAGGTTAGCTAGAAATTGGGGACTAGATAGAGCAGTTACCGCTAATCTGTTAAGCGGTGCTGCTTTTTCTATTACTAGAGTTAGAAAAGAGGCACCTGACCACGATAATATGTTATTATTTGATGGTGAGATTGCAAATATTGCATCTGGTTTTAGTGAAATACAACTTAGAGCACAAACATTAGATTTTCTTAATTTTCTGTTACCGAGAAGGGAAATACAGGTAGCTTGTAACTGGAAACTATATGATAAGTTTTGTTCTGTAGGTGTCACAACATTTCAAAGTTCAGGTGTAACATCTCAGGCGTCAGCTACAGGTAGAATTTTAAATTCTACAACATTTTCTGGTGAAACAAATGAGTATTATACTTTAGGTTATGTTGAAATAACGTCAGGTGATAATAAACATCTTAAAAGATCTATATCAAGTCATACATCTGATGCAGTTACAGTTATACCACCGTTTCCATTTACTTTAGCTCAATCCACATCTTTTAAGGTTGTACCAGGTTGCAGACATGATATTGGTGATTGTGAAGATAAATTTAATAATTTAATTAATTATGGTGGTTTTCCTTATGTACCTAAACAAGATGCAATTATGTAGGAGAATAATATGGCAGTAAGACAAGGATTAGGTAGACAAAATGAAGTAAGTAAAAGGCAAGAGTGGAGAAATAAAGTAATACATGAAGCTAGAAGTTGGGTAGGTACACCACATAGACACTATACAATATGTAAAGGTGCAGGAGCTGATTGTGGTTTGTTTATTATAGGTGTTTATTCTAAATTAGGTTTAATTAAAGAAGAAAAACCTGACTTTTACCCAGAAGATTGGGCATGGCATAAACCAGTAGGTGAGATGTTTGAGTCAATAGTACAAAAGTATTGTGTAGAAATAAAAAAAGAAGAAATGCAACCAGGAGATTTAATTTTATACCAGTTTGGTAAATGTTTATCTCACAGTTCATTACTATTAGAAGATGATTTTATAATTCACTCAGAAAAACCTATAGGTGTAACTGTATCAAACAGGTATAGTTCTCAATGGTATAAAAGAGAGAAAAAGTATTATTCTTACATAGATTAAAAAATAAAGGATTAGTTATATGGGTAGTAAAACAGGGGTACAACTAGGTACAGCTGTTGTAGGTGCAGTAGCTGGAGCTTTTATAGGACAACCGCATATTGGTTGGTACGCTGGCGCATCATTAGGTGCTACGCTTGGTGGTGCTGCTGGTGGAATAGCTGGCGGTATGATATACCCTCCACCAAAACCTGAAACTAAAATCAGACAAATTAAATCTGCTGTAGGAACTTCTGCTGTTGAAGGTGTACCTGTACATGTTATATTTGGTAGAACTCGTGTTGGTGCTAATGTTATGTTTAAAAGTGATATAACTAGGCACGAATCAACACAGACTGTAAGTTCTAGTAGAGGTGGAGGAAAAGGTGGTGGTGGTGGCGGTGGCGGGTCTACTGAAACTACTACAACTACAACATGGTTTACAGCAGATTTTGTAATGTCATTAGGTGAAGGACCAATTATATTACATAATATCTATGAAGGTAAAAATATTGTAGATATAGCACATACTTTTTATCCTGGTTCTTTTACACAGGAAGCCGATGATTTTTTAACAAGTAAAACAGGAAAAGCAGTTGCATATCGTGGCACATCTTATATAGTATTTAGAGATTATAATTTAGGTAGTAGTTCTACTATCCCAGCTTTAACTTTTGAAGTTGAAGGTGCCTTACATAGTTTAGGTATATCTAGTGATAGAAAAGATTCAGAAACTAATAATTTTTCTTGGAATCCTGGTGTAGTAACAAGTAATGGTTTAGGTTCTAGTTTAATTCAAAATGGTTATTTAAGATATAATAACAGAGATTACATACCTGGGTGGACAACATATAGCGGTTCTAATACTTCAGGTGTAATTTATAATAGAACAGATAATATTTATAATGATTTTCCTTCTTTAAATGGTAATGTAAATATTACAGATGCTGGTGATTATATAGCATGTACAACTTTAGGGTTAACTAATAGTATAGAATCTTTAAATATTAAATTTTTTAATTCTGCTTTAACAGAAATAGGTAATGAAAGCATAATAGCTACTGTTGCTGGTTCATTACCTTATGATATATATGATAATGTTATACGTACACCAGAGGAATCTAAGTTTACAAGTTCTCCTGTTGGGTATACTGCGTATCCTTATGAGATAGATATACCATCTCAAGCATATGAATTTACAATTTATCCTAGTAGTAGTATATATATTTCTACTGATTCTTCTATGTCATCATATGATAAAGTATATGCACGTAGTAAAGAAGTTTTTCCTTGTGGTAGATTAAGTAAAATTTATATTAAAGGAGAAGATAATAGCGGAACTGCTCATATTAAATGGAGTATGTTATCTACTAGCGGAGATACTACATTACTAGGTTTAGGTAGTGGTAGAGGTACAGTAAGTCAAGTAGAATTATACTGGAATGGTGTAGCTTATGAAGAGTTAGATAGTACTATTGTAAGAGAAGAAAATGTTACTCTTGTTGCTGTGTCACATGAAACTGATCTCGGGTTCTGTGAAATACTTGCAAGAACACAAAATTATTCATCACCATCAACTTTTGGTAGTGTTAATCAATTTGCAGGATTTCCTATAGAAAGTTCTCATGCTTGGATTACTATAGCAAGAATATATGAAGATATTAAAGAAGTATTGTTTTTTGAATATGAAGATTGTTTTATTCTTTTATTCTCTAATGGTTCTGTTTATAGATTAAATGTATCATTATTAGAAGATTATGATTTATTAGTTGGACCGTGGAAAACATTAGATTATGATTCTTCATATATTAAAATTAATACTAATGATTTAGAAACAAGTTATGTTCCAGAAATAGGTAGTGCGTCAGTTATAGGTGCTATAATATATGTTGGATATACTGATGGTACTGCTAGTGTTAATACAGGTAAAATTAAATATTTTGATTTAATTACAAATAGCTGGTCTGATACTTTATATTCAACAGCAGCTGTTGTTAATAAAAATCCGTCTAGTCTAGAATCACAACCTACTAATACTTATCATGTTCCATTATATCATGATAGAAGAACTTTATATTATGGTAAAAATGATACTTCTGATTTAGATAAATGGAAAATTTATAAAACAAGAGATAATTTTACCAATAGTAAAGCTATTGAAAATTATGAGCATCATGGTACAAGTCTATATAAACACAATGATTATTTATATAGACCTTTAGGTATTTCTGGTACTACAAGTGAGTTAGGATCGGGGACTTTTAATGATATTATTTATTCTCATGGTGCAGGTGAAAGTTATTCTATGGTAGTAGGTGCTACTATGACTCCAACTATACATGAGTTAATTACAACAGCAGAAGTTGTAGATGATATAATTACTTCTGAAAGATATGGTGGTGATTTTAATAGAGTAACAAATTTTGTTAAAGCAAAAAACGATTGCTTAGATGAAAAGTATTATATGAATGTTGCTATTACAGAAAAGAATGATTTAGCCAGTTTAGTTGGTACTGCATCTGCACATGGTTGGGTATCCACTATATTTTCTGGTAGAGGTATAAAATTACTTATTTCTAAAGATGAAGATGTTGTTACAACTATTGGTGAAGCACATCTTGTAGGTACTGGTACTGATAAGAGTTTAAGAATAGATGAAACAAGTAATTCAGAAAGAATAAACCGTTTGGAAATAGAATTTACAGACCCAAATAAAGCTTATTCTCAAAGACCTGTAATGGTTGAAGATATTGCAGATCAACAAATAAACGGTATTGATAAAACTTCTATATCATTACCAGGTTTTGTAGATAAAGAGGTTGTAAAACATGTTGGTAATATAATGTTAAGAAGTGCTTTATATAGTAGAAGAGGTTTATCTTTTACTTTAGGACCTGAACATTTAGATTTAGAGGTTGGTGACCCTGTTACTTTACATTTTCCAAATGCTAATATAAATTGGTTAAGAGCTAGAGTTCAGCTTATAGAGGAAAAAACTGATTTTAATTTAAGTGTTTCGTGTAAAGAAGAGCCTGATTATATATTTGACCCTGTAGACTATACAGTACCAGCACCATTAGCAGCACCAGAAAAACCCTATGCTTCAGGACTATCTAATATTGTCGGGTTTACTATTAAAGAAACACCATTTGAATTGTTAACAGATACAGGTGTTTTGGAATTAGCTTTATTATACGGTGTAGGTCATGAGGATACTATAGGTGTTGACTTGTATTATAGTACTGATAGCGGTATAAGTTATAAATTACTATTAGAAAGCAGACACCATCCACCAGTTGGTGTATTAAAATCAGAAATGGATTCAGACCATTGGTTAGATAATCAAACAGTAGAAGTAGATATATCAGGGATACCTAGCGAGAATGGTTTTGTAAGTTCAACTAGAAATGAAATGTTCTCTGGTATTAATTCAATAATAATTGATGATGAGTATATGATGGTTCAAGATGCTGATTTAGTCAGTACAGATACTTATGAATTTTCTAATTTTATAAGGGGTAGGCACGGTACAGAAACAACTACACATTTAGTAGGTTCTACTGTTTATCAAATGGCTAATGTAGATCATTTTACATTAGGAAAAGGTAAAATTGGTACTAATTTATTTTTCAAAGCTGTTCCTATTAACATATTTAAAAATGAAATAGATATATCTGAAATAGCACCTTGGTCTATGACTGTTCAAGGTAAAGCACATAGACCACATCCACCATCTTCTGTGCAATTATTCAGTAGTGGTGTACATCATAAGAGTGCCGTAATATCTCTTGAAAATGATATAACTATAACATGGTCATTGGTAAATAAACAAACAGGATTTGGTAGACAAGGGTTTGGGTACGCAGTAAAAGAAGGAACTCCAATTGGTGAAGAATATGTTGATATTATTATTGAGAACTGGTATAATGGGAGTTTGGTAAGAACAACATTTGCGGGTGCTACAGAAACAAGTAATGTGTATACTGCTGTTGAAAATATTGCTGATAATGGTTCATTATCAAGTCCTATAGAATTTAAGGTATTCTCTAGAGGGGCTTATGGTAGATCTGTTGCATCTACTGATATAACAATAGATATACTTAGTGTAATGTGATAATAAGAGAGGAAATAAATGAGTTTTACAAAACATTCTAATTTAGAGTTAGTAGAAAAAGGAGTTGATAATTGGGATGCGCCTATTAATGAGAACTTTGATGCTGTTGATAGAGGTCCTACTGTTTTTGGGATTGCTGGTGAAACATTATCACGTTTTAAGGTTGTATATTTAGAGTCAGATGGTAAATTACATCATGCAATTGCTGGTACTACAGGTGATATTAGTTCTAGGTTTGTTGGGTTTACTAGAGAATCTTATGATTTAAATGAAAATGCGTATGCTCAACATGCTGGGTGGATTAAGGATGTTGATTGGAGTTTGAGTGTTAGTGACCCTTACTATTTATCAGCAATAACACCTGGAGAGATATCAACAAGTAAACCTTCTGGTTCTACATTGGTAGGCTTTGCTATTGGAACTAATGAAATACTAATTAAGCCTTGGGTAGAACTTGATGGGGTAAGTAGTGAAGAATCTCCAGGACCTATAGGTTCTATGAGGATGTTTAGTTCAGCTACAGTACCATCAAATTGGTTTATGTGTTATGGTCAGTCAAAAGATAAAGCTACTTATATTGATTTATTTAATGTAATAGGATATACTTATGGTGGTAGTGGGGCTAATTTTAATCTTCCAGATATGAGAGGGTATACATCTATAGGTTTAGATAATATGGGTGGGTCATCTGCTGGTAGAGTATCAGGTGCTACTAGTTTAAATTATACTATTGGTACAGAGAATCACACACTGTCAGAATCTGAAATACCTGCACATACTCATACTTACACACAGAATTATGGGCATGGAAATGGTGCTGGGGCTAGTGGTGGTGCAGACTCAGCTTATGATACAAGAGATATGTCCACTGTAGGTAGTAGTAGTGCTCATAATAATATGCAACCTTGGCTTGCACTTAATTGGATGATTAAATATTAAAAGGAAATAAATGGCTACAAAACATCATAATTTACAGACAGTAGTACAAGGTGTAGATAACTGGGATATTCCTCTCAATGCAAATTTTGTAGAGATAGATAAAGGTCCTACAATAAAAGCAACTGCAGGTGAAACATTAAGTTCTTATAAAGTTGTATATCGTACAATAAATAACGAAATTGTAAAAGCTATTGCTGGTACTACAGGTGACCCTTCTTCAAGATTTATAGGTTTTACTAGGGAACCATTTGCAAATGGGGCTACAGGTTATGCTCAACATACAGGTTGGATATCTGACCCTAATTGGTCTTTATCTGTTAGTGCACCTTATTATTTATCAACAAGTACAGCAGGTGAAATAACATCAAGTAAACCTGATGGTGATGCTATTTTAGTTGGTTATTCTATATCTACTAATGAAATACTAATTAAGCCTTGGATAGAAGCTTCAGGTCAAAGTGGGGGAGGTAGTGGTAGTAGTTCAACAGGTACTGTTATTATATTTGCTGGTTCTACTGCACCTACAGGTTGGTTACTTTGTGCAGGTCAATCAGTAGCCACTTCAACATATTCTGGTCTTTTTTCATCAATAGGATATACTTATGGTGGTAGTGGAGCTAATTTTAATGTGCCTGATATGAGAGGTAGATGTGCTATAGGTTTAGATAATATGGGTGGTAGTAGTGCTAATGTAGTTACTACATCTGCTGCTGACTCTTTAGGTGGTTCTGGTGGTACTGAAAATCATACACTTACTACAAGTGAAATGCCAGCACATACTCATACTTATACTAATCAATGGGGCAGCCCAGTTGGTGCTGGAAATTTAGGTGGTGCACCACAAACTCAGAATACTGGTACATCAAGTTCTGTAGGTAGCGGTAATACGCATAATAATATGCAACCTTATATGGCAATGTCTTATATCATTAAAACATAAAGAGGAAATAAATGAGTTTTACAAAACATCATAGTTTAGAGACAGTAGCACAAGGAGTTGATAAATGGGAAACACCTATTAATGATAACTTCGACCAGATAGGTAAAGGTCCTACAATTAAGACTCAAGCAGGTGAAGCATTAGGTGCTTATAAAGTTGTATATCGTACTACAAATAATACTATAAAGTTAGCTATTGCTGGTACTACAGGTGATCCTTCTTCAAGATTTATAGGTTTTACTAGGTCAGCTTTTCAGAGTGGTGAAGACGGTTATGCTCAACATACAGGTTGGATATCTGATCCTAATTGGTCTTTGTCTGTTAGTGCACCTTATTATTTATCAACAAGTACAGAAGGTGAAATAACAACAAATAAACCTGACGGTAATGCTGTTTTAGTTGGCTTTGCTATTGGAACTAATGAAATATTGGTAAAACCTTGGGTAGAAGCTTCAGGTTCTTCTGGTACAGGTTCAACTAGTCCTTCAGGTGGAATTATATTATTTGCTGGTACTACAGCACCTGGTGGTTGGTTACTTTGTGCAGGTCAATCAGTAGCTGCTTCAACATATGTAGACCTATTTTCAGTAATAGGCTATACTTATGGTGGTAGTAGCGGTAATTTTACTATACCTGATTTAAGAGGTAGAACTGTTATAGGTTTAGATAATATGGGTGGTAGTAGTGCAAATAGGGTTACAAGTGCAAATGCGGATAGTTTAGGAGGTGTTTCAGGTACAGTGAACCACACTCTATCAACAGCTGAAATACCTGCACATACTCATACTTATGGTTATAGATCAGGTACTGCATGTGGTGGAGGTTTATCTGGAGGTTCTCCTATATATACTACTACTGCTACATCAAGTAGTACAGGTAGCGGTAGTACTCATAATAATATGCAACCTAGTACTGCTTTTAGTTATATAATAAGGACTTAAAGTGTCAAGTCAAATTTTTATTACAAATATATTTGACAAATTTTAAATTTATGTTATAATAAACTTAGTCAAAATTCCTCTTTCAGAAAATCATTATCAAGAGAAATATGTCAAGTTAAATTTTTAATCATAACATAAAAACATTCCAACATGCAAACTACAACTGATACTAAAAGATACCATGATAGTACAAAATTACTTTTTCACATGGAAAGAGTAATAGATTACTTTGATAAAAGTAAAAGAATCTCACCTATACACATAGATGTTGGTCTTACAAAACGTTGTAATATGTTATGCTCCTTCGGATTTTGTAAATTTCAAGATTTAAATGGTGCTAGTATAGAAAAAGACGCATTAATAACCAACCTTGTTAAATCTTCAGCTAAAGCAGGTGTTAAATCGTTAGGGTTTATTGGTGACGGTGAGCCAACTATGAATCCAGAATGTTTTAATGCTTTATCTGTTGGTAAAAATGAGGGTTTAAGTATGGCTATATCTACTAATGGTATTCTTGTAGATAATGAATATAAACAAAAAACCGTACTAGAATCATGTGAATGGATGCGTTTTAATATAAGTGCTTATTCTCAGGAAGCATATAAAAAGATACATAATTCCAATAAAAGAGATATAGTATTTCAAAATGTTAAAGATATAGTAAGATTGAAAAAACAATTTAATCTTAAATGTGATGTAGGTATTCAAATGGTATTTACACCAAATAATATGCTTGATGAAATAATACCATTATCTAAGTTCGCAATAAATTCAGGTGTAGATTATTTTGTTATTAAACAGTGTAGTTTACCAGATGATGGTGAAACTGGTATGACACAGTTTGATTTAAACAGGTATAATGATGAAGATGTGATTAATGTATTAAAAACAGCTGAAAGTATGAGTACAAAGGATACTGATATTACACCTAAATGGAATATAATGGAACTTAAAGGTGAAAAACCTTATGATAAGTGTCTTGCAATACCATTGATATTTGAAATAAGCGGTGATGGCGGATGTTACCCTTGTGGTTATTTCTTTGGTGGTAATTATCCTGATATGTGTATGGGTAATGTTCATGATAATACTATAGAAGAAATAATAAATAGTGAAAGATACTGGAAGATTATAGAACATTTAAAAACTGATTTTAAAGTTAATAAAGATTGTAAAGGTTGCTGTAGAATGGATGCTTGTAATATATTTTTAGATGGGTATGTAAATAAGAAACCTAGTGGAATTAATTTTGTTTAGTATGGAGAGTATATATGAATAAAAGATTATCTATCAGTAGTTGTATTAGTTGTCCGTATTTACAAAGAGTAACAAATGAATTAATAGAGGATACTACAGTTTATTTTGTTGTAGATTATATTTGTGGGTGTCCTGTTTCAGAACAGAAAGAAACTTTAAAAATCCCAGTTTATGTAATTTCAGATAAAACAATATTAAATTTATGTCCTTTACAAGATGACACTGAATAAATATGAAAGTTTCTGATTATATAGCAGAATATTTAAAAGAGTATACTAAACATGTTTTTTGTGGTAACGGTGGTACTGTTGTAGGTTTATTAGACAGCATAGCTAATAATAAAAGTATAACCGAAATACCTTGTCAAAATGAGCAAGGAGCAGCTATAGCAGCAGAAGCCTATTCCAGAGTATCTGGCAAATTAGGTGTTGCTATTGCTACAAGTGGACCTGGTATGGTTAACCTAATACAAGGTATTGCTTGTGCTTATTTTGATTCCATACCAGTATTATACATTGTAGGAGCACCTCCAACTAATCATCTTAAAAATGGTAGAAAAGTAAGACAATTAGGTTTCCAAGAAATGGATGTTGTAAATATTGTAGAACCTATTACTAAATATGCTGTTTTATTAAAAGACCCTTATTCTATTAAGTATGAACTAGATAAACTAATACATACAGCAAATTCAGGTAATCCTGGACCTGTGGTATTAGATATACCAGATGATCTACAAAGAGTTGATATAGGTAACCCTTCTGAATTAAAATCATTTATAGCAAAAGACATTTCTGATTTTACATTTTTAAGAAGTAATACTTATGATATGTTAAGTTTGATTTCTAAATCTGAAAGACCTGTTGCAATAATAGGTGGTGGTGTAAAGATTAGCCACACAGAAGAAGAAATGTGTAAGTTTTTAAAAAATTCAGGTATTCCTTTTGTTACTACATGGGCTACAGTTGATTTATTTCATGAAGATACACCAAATCTTATAGGTGGTTTTGGTGTATCTTCTAATAGGTATGGTAATTTTGCAGTACAGAACGCTGATTTAATCATAAACTTCGGTTCCAGACTAGATACACACCAAACTGGTAGCAATCCTTCAGAATTTTCACCAAAATCTAAGAAAATATCTATAAATATAGATCACAATGAGATGAATAAAAATAATGGTGTGGAAATAGATTTAAAAATTTGTTGTGATCTAAAAGAATTTTTACCTAATATAAATACGTATAAAATTAAAACTAAAGATTTAAGTAATTGGAAAAATAAAATTTTAGTTTGGAAAGAGAAATACCCAATATGTTTATTAGAGTATTATGATAGGAAAGATAGTGTTAATCCTTATGTTTTTATGAACGAACTTTCTAAGAGAACCAAAGATAATGATACCATAATTACAGACACTGGTGCTACTCTTACTTGGACTATGCAAGCATATAAAATGAGACATAAACAAAAATTATTTAGTGCATTTAACCATTCACCTATGGGGTATGCTCTACCTGCCAGTATAGGTACTCAATATGTTAATCATAATAATAGAGTAATATGTATTACAGGTGATGGTGGTATGAGTATGAATATACAGGAATTAGAAACAGTAATCCATAATTCTTTACCTATAAAAATATTCGTGATGAACAATAACGAGTATGGTATGATAAAACTCCAGCAAGATACTTGGTTAAATTCTAAATATACTGCATCTGATTCAAGTGGTGGTCTAGGGTTTCCTGATATTGTTAGAGTAGCTATAGCTTACGGTTTTCGTGTTATAGAGATTGATGGTCATAGTGAAATTTGTTTTATTGATTATGTTTTAGACTATGATGGACCTATACTTTGTAATATTAAAATAAAACCTTGTGAACAAATACTACCAAAATTAGTGTTTGGAAAACCAATAGAAGATATGGCACCTTTATTAGCAAGAGATGAAATTAAAAAGATAATGGAGAATTAATGAGAGGCGATAAGAATAAAATTGCTTTAATAATTAGTGGTGGTCTAGGAGATAGTGTAACATATGTAGCACGTTTACAATCTTTATTAAATAAAGAAAATGTAGATAAAGCTGATGTGTATTTGTTAAATACATATATAGGTGTTACTTATATGATTGTAGAGCTTCTAGAACGTTCACCTATTATAGATAAAGTTTATATTAATAGATTACCAGCATACGGGGAAGGTTATAAAAAATTTGTAGATTGGAGAGAAGATGATTCACCATTACCTTATCCTATTCAAAAAGATTATAAGTTTCCTTATGATAATAAAGACATTAAATGGTCTTTAGATATATTAGAAGGTGTACATAATCCTATAGTTATATACCCATATACTTTAGGTGGTAGTTCTTGGTCGAAAGATGAGAAATATGTTAGAAGTCCTAAAGAAGATTGGTGGAAACTACTATTTAAAGATATTAAAAAATTTGGTGGTAGTCCAATAGTTATTGGTGGCGAAGAAGAGTTTATAGATTGGGGTACAGATGACGTTATATCAGCCTATACAGATAGAGATACATTTTTTCATTGTATACCTTTAATATTAAACAGTAAAGGTTATATAGGTATAGCATCTTGGCCTTTTATGGTTGCACATTATGCAGGTAATATTGATACTTGTGTATTATGGTTATATAATTTTATGTGGAAAGATAGGCATTTAGCAGAAAACCAAGATAAGTTAAATTTGTTTTTTGAAGTTCCTAGTAACGAGAGTATTATTAACACTATGGGAGTATTAAAATGAGTCTATATGAAATAGATAAAGATAAACAAGAACTTCGTAAAGAAACAGTATTCCAAATTAATTTACTTTATAAAGTTGTTAATTTAGAGTCTAAAACAGGTAGAAATAATATGTGTTATTGTGGTTCTGGTATTAAATTTAAAAATTGTTGTTTACCAGAACATGAAGAAAAAACTGAAAGATTAAATGAATTAATGTGTGATTTGAATAAGTTAGATAGCGAACACATAAAATCTAATAATGAAAAATAAAAAAATTAAAAGGTATCCGTGGAAATGTTCTATTTGTGATAAAGTATATGAGTCTTTAGATAAACCGCCTGTATTTATAGGTACTACTTGTATAGGTGTTGAGGTTAAAGTTTGTGTTACTTGTGATCGTAGAATAAGGGAAGGCAAAAATTTTTATGTTACATAAAATATCTGTGCCTGATAATTTAACATACATACCAGTTTTCTTAACTTTAAGGTGCCAGTTAAATTGTTCTTACTGTATTAATGGTAGATCAAGTAATTTAATAAAATCAAGAACAGAAATACCATCAAAAGACTGGTTAAAGTTCTTAAATAGACTAGATATACCTAAAAATATACCTATTACAATAGGTGGTGGTGAGCCGACATTATATAAAGAATTTTATAACCTATTAAAAGAATTAAATCACCCTATAGATTTACTTACTAATTTAGATTTTGATTTAACTGATTTTATAAAGAATGTACAACCAGAGAATATGTTTTCTCATGATATAAAAGGTTATAAATCAATAAGAATTAGTTTCCATCCAAAATTTATGGGTATTGAAGATACAGTATTAAAGGCATCTGTATTACAAAGTTTTGGTTTTAATGTAGGTATATTTTCTATTAATTTTCCACAGAATACTGAATATAACCTTAAATTAGCTGAAGAATGTAGAAATGCTAAGATATATTTCTTTATTAAAGACTATTTAGGTTACTATAATAGACATTTATTTGGACACTTCAAATATCCAGATAGTATTAAAGGCAAACAAGATACAAAGGTTTCATGTAAAACAAGTGAACTGATTATAGGTCCTGAAGGTAATATTTATAAGTGTCATAGAGATTTGTATTTAAATGAACACTCAATAAGCTCTATTTTTGATGATAATTTTAAAATAGACATTTGTTATAGAGATTGTTATAATTATGGTGAATGTAATCCTTGTGATGTTAAATTAAAAACTAATCGTTTTCTTGAAATGGGTTCATGTTCAGTTGATATTATTAAAAAAGATATAAAATTACCTAGTTGGGATATCTAATGTGTGCTTCAATATATACTGGGAAAATGAAAGAAATTAATGGTGTACAATGTATTTGTGTTATATGTGATAAACCATCTGATATTAACAATTATCATATAGTAGAAAACTGTATGATATGTGATAATTGTATGAAAAATGTTCCTGATTATATACCAGAAGAACAAATAAAAAAGTATTTTTATTTAAAAAAACCTTGCTAGTATATATATACTTATTATAATGTTTCTATAATAAATAGTATATGTACTATTTATAACATAAGTTGTTATAAATAAACAATTTACGCTATATTTTATATATCTATTACTAAATATATTTGTTGTATATATATATAGTAAATGTCAATCTATTTGGTGGGGTGGCTAGGGTAAACAATTTTAACTCAAATTAATTTTAATTTGACATATACTAAGAATGACCTTGATAGCCACCCCCACCAATTTATTTAATAGAAAGTATCTAGTTATTGAAAGATAAAAAATGGAAAAAATACACAGGTATATGTAAACATTGTAATAAGTTAGGAATTAAAAATTTTGGTAATGAAAAATATCTACATGAGGAATGTAAAAGAGAAAGAATACGTATCAACAACAGAAATTCAATAAGAATAAGAAAAATAAATGAAAGTAAACTTATTGAAAAGTATCTATTAAGAGTAAATAGTCGTTTAATAAAAAAGGTACGAAAATGTATTATATGTGGTGAAGATTTTAATTCAGAAGGTAACCATAATAGGATATGTAATACATGTAATATAGCGATAGAAAGCATAACTATTATACATATTTATAAAAATCCAGAAATATAAAATGGGAAAACAAAAAGATAACGTATTAGTAATAGGTGATACACACTTTCCGTTCGAACAGGAAGGGTATCTAGATTTCTGTTTAAGGATAAAGAAAGAGAATAATTGTAATAAGGTTGTCCATATAGGCGACCTCAGCGATGGTCATGCTATATCCTATCATGAGTCAGATCCAAACTTATCTTCAGCTTCAGATGAAATGGATAAGGTAGATATAGTATTAAAGGAATGGTTTAAAGCATTTCCTAAACTAACACTAACTAAAGGAAATCACGATAATTTAGTCGACAGAAAAGGTAGAACAGCAGGATTACCCAAAAGATGTTTTTACCCTTTTAGAGATATGTGGAAGCTACCTAAAGGATGGAAAGATTGTTTTGAAGTTATAATAGATGATGTACTATATAAGCATGGAACTGGTAATAGTGGTAAGTTAGCTCATTTGAATTTAGCACTAGCAAATAGAATGAGTACAGTTATGGGACATTGTCATGGTTTTGCTGGTATAGCTTATACCGCTAGTCCTAGAGATTGTATATTTGGTATGAATGTAGGTAGCGGTGTTGATAATTCAGCTTTGGCATTTGCATATGGTAAGGATTCAAAGTTCAAACCAATAGTATCTTGTGGAGTTGTATTTAAAGGTGAAAGTCCACAAATATTCCGTATGAAGTTATAAACTATGAGTGATATAAAACAAAATAAATCTGAAGATACATCAGAGTGTCAGATTATGATAAACATACATATAGGGTATAATGCTAATAAGGTAACAACTGGTTATCCTCTATTATACAGAGCTAGACAAGCAATAGATAAAGTTTTAAAAGAAGAATCTTTTAAAGATAATATTAATTATTCTATCATTAGATGGAATACTGATAACTTTAAAATAGAAGAAGAATTTGATTTTGGTGAAGATTTATGAGAAAATTAGGTTGTTTATTATATGTATTGTCAGCTATAATATCATTTAGTATAATTTATAAGGTAATATCTATATTTGCAAAGTAAAAAATTATCGTTTATAGAGTCTGCAACTAATGTATTTACAGGGTTTTTAATAGCACAAATATTAATATTACACATACTACCGTTATTTAATTTGACAGAAATAACATTACATGATAGTATGTTAATATCTTTAATTTTCACATCAATTAGTTTCGTAAGAGGTTACATTTGCCGTAGAATTTTTAATCATGTATATAAAAGAAAGGTAATGAATGAATAAAACCGATGAAAAGCAGACAGATGGAGATACAAAGGAATTACCTACATTGTACCAGTCATTTATTCATCTATCACGTTATTCAAGATGGTTAGAAGATAAAGGTAGAAGGGAATTTTGGTATGAAACAGTTACCAGATATATGGACTTCTTTTCTGAACACCTAGAAGAAAAACAGAATTATAAACTACCTAAAAATATACATAATGAAATAAAAGATGCTATATTAAACCTGGAAGTAGTAGGATCTATGAGAGCTTTAATGACAGCAGGAGAAGCTTTAAAAAGAGATAATTTAGCAAATTTTAATTGTTCAGCAATTTCAGCAGATAAAATAAGATGTTTTGATGAGATGTTATATGTATTGTTGAATGGTGTTGGTGTTGGGTTTAGTGTAGAAAGACAATTTGTACAGAAATTACCTACAATAGCAGAAGAATTTAATGATACAAATACAACAATAGTAGTTGCAGACTCAAAAGGTGGTTGGGCTAAAGCCTACAAAGAGCTTATTTCATTGTTATTAGCTGGACAAGTACCAAAATGGGATATGTCTCATATAAGACCAGCAGGAGCAAGACTAAAAACCTTTGGTGGAAGGTCTAGCGGTCCTGTACCTTTAGATGAACTATTTAGATTTACTATACAGATATTTAAAGACTCTACTGGTAGGAAATTAACATCATTTGAAGTACATAAGTTATTTTGTAAGATAGCAGATGTTGTAGTAGTTGGTGGTGTTAGAAGGGCTAGTCTAATATCATTAAGTAATCTATCAGATATGAGAATGAGGCACGCAAAACATGGTAATTGGTGGTTAGAAAACCCAGAACTTGCACTATCTAATAATTCAGTTTGTTATACAGAGAAACCCGATATAGGTGTATTTATGGAAGAATGGTTAGCTTTACATAATTCTAAATCTGGTGAAAGAGGTATATTTAATAGACAATCAGCAATAGAAACAATAAAAAATATAAATGAAAGAGCAGGAGAAGAAAGAAGATCTATAAAAGAAGAGTATTTGACGAACCCTTGTGCAGAAATACTATTAAGGTCTAGATCTTGTTGTAATTTATCTGAAGTTATAGTTAGATCAAATGATACAATAAAAGAGTTAAAAGAAAAGATTAGAATTGCTACTATACTAGGTACATTTCAAGCATCATTAACTGATTTTAAATATATTTCATCTAAATGGTCTGAAAACTGCAAAGAAGAGGCATTACTTGGTGTATCAATGACAGGTATTATGGATAACTCTTTAACAAATGGTTCACAAGGTAAAGAAAAACTAATAAAACTATTAAATGAGTTAAGAGATTACGCAACAGAAGTTAATAAAGAATGGTCTAAGAAAATAGGTATCAACCAAGCTGCTGCAATAACTTGTGTGAAACCTTCTGGAAATGTTAGTCAGCTAGTTAATTCTTCTTCTGGTATACATGCTAGACATTCAGAATACTATATAAGAACTGTTAGGGTAAGTAAAAGAGACCCAATAGCACAGTTTATGATAAGTAAAGGTTTTCCGTATGAATATGATAACACTAAACCAGATAGTACAGTAATATTTAAATTTCCTGTTAAATCGCCTAAAGGTTGTATAACTAGAACAGACAAAACTGCAATAGAACAATTAGAGTTGTGGATGATATACAAAGAACATTATTGTGACCATAATCCATCTACAACTATTAATGTTAAGGAGAAAGAATGGCTAGATGTTGGAGCATGGGTATGGAAACATTTTAATAAAATATCTGGTGTAGCGTTTTTACCGTTTTCAGAACATTCATATAAACAAGCACCATATCAAGAATGTAATAAAGAAGAATATAATGAACTAAATAAGATTATGCCTAAAGATATTAATTGGGGTGGTATAAGCGAGTTTGAAACTACAGATATGACAGAAGGTAGCCAACAATTAGCTTGTGTATCTGGGAGTTGCGAGATATGATACAATCTGCAAAAGTAACGAGAAATAAGATAAGCACTCCAACAAGTATACTACTCAGGAGAAAACTTATCAAAGGTAGTGTTTTACA